CAAGGAGAGGGGCATCCTCTCTGAGTCAGCGACCAAGCACAGACTCGCATCGCTGGACGAGAGGTCTGCATCCATGGCTATGGGGGCTGCCATCCAGGCCACAGACGTTCAGACCTGTGTGAACCTCGGACTCTCGGCCCGCTCGGGAAAGACCGACACCCTCTACTGCCCAGCCGGGTTCAGCTACCACATCGCTATCCCCTACATCACAGACAGTGGAAGAGTCGCCCACATCCAGTTCAGAAGGATCAGCCGCAGCGGAGACAAGGTGGACAGGAAGTACATCCACCTCAAGGGCGGGGTTCCGATGCCCTACAACATCCCGGCCACCATCGGCAGAGACAGGGTCTTCGTGGTCGAAGGGGCTCTGGATGCAATCGCTCTAGGGCAGATGGGGGTTCCGGCTGTCGGAGTGCCCGGCACTGGCTGGCTCAACGAAGACAGGGCCAAGAGGCTCATCCGTAGGGCCGGCACAGAGTGTGAGCTGGTGGTTGGATTCGATGCCGACGATGCAGGGGCCAAGGCTGCCGACAAACTTGTCGATGAACTGCAGTGCCTTGGAAACCGACCCCTTCGAGTAGTCTGGCCTAGCGGATTCTCTGGCGACTGGTGTGACTGGATGATGGCCCGTCCAGACGAGTCGCCCGATGTTGTTGAGGCCTGTCCCGAGATGAGCAAGGACGAAGAGTGGATCGGAAACCTGATGAGCGAGGGGGTTGATGACCTCGTCGCTGTCGCTGCTGGAGAGAAGGCAAGCAGCCAGGTCAGGACGGGATACGTCGGGCTGGACAGGGTGCTGGAGGTTCAGAAGGGAGACATGGTGGTGGTGGCTGCCAGGCCCTCTGTCGGCAAGAGTCACTTCGTACTCAGCGTCATGCAGCAGATGGCTCAGCGCTTCGGGTCGAGAAGCCTGTTCGTCTCCCTGGAGATGAGCAAGCCGTCTGTGGCTAGGAGGATCTCCTCAGCCCAGATGGGCATCGGCAAGGACTCGACACTGCAGGCCAGTGAGATGTCTGAGCTTGGTGACGCAGCAAAGAAGAAGTTCAAGGAGCTGCCAATCCTCGTCAACTTCGGAAGCAGGAAGCTCGACAGGATCATCGACTACATACGCTCGTCAGTAGGAAAGTACGACATCGACATCGTGGCCATCGACTACCTGCAGCTCATCGAGAGCGCCGGAAGGTCTGAGCACGAGGAAATTGGGAAAGCCAGCAGACAGCTCAAGGCCCTGTCCAACGAGCTTCTCGTCCCAATCATCGCCGTGGTGCAGATGAACAGAGCCATCGAAGGCAGACAGAACGGAGTGCCCATGATGTCTGACCTCAGAGGCTCTGGGCAGATTGAACAGGACGCCGACGCTATCCTCTTCCTCGATAGACCGTACGTTCGCACCGGAGAGGACTTCAGCGACTTCAGAATAGTCATCGGGAAGCAGAGGAATGGAGCCACCGGAAGGCTTAGGATGCACCTCCCAGAACCCTTCGGTTGGTTGCAAGATAGCCCCTTTGACTATCAGTCAGGTAGCTGATAGGCTTACGGAGATGACTATGAGCTTTGGAACAGTGGTTAGAAGCGGCAGAGAGGCCAGGGGTTTGTCCCTGTCCGCGATTGCCAAAGCCCTTGGGGTTACCAAGGTTTACGTGTCTGACGTTGAGCGTGGCCTTCGGGCTCCGTTCACCAGAGAGAAGCTTGAGAAGGTTGCAGAGGTTCTTGAGTTGGATCCGGTGGAGCTTCATGAGCTTGCAGCGGGCCATCGCGGGTACGTCAGGCTTCCTTACTCGGCCGAGGACAGAGATAAGAACAGGCTTGCCGCCGTGCTGTCTCACAGATGGGTGGAGATGGACGGCGATGAGGTAGTAAAGATTATGGGAGCTTTGTGATGGATTTTCCGAGTATGAATAAGCTGATTCTGATTGGTCGCGTGGTTCGCGGTCCGAAGGTCGAGGATGTCAACGGCAAGCAGAAGGCTTGGCTGGCTATTGAGACTCAGAGAGACTGGAACGGCAACACCTACAAGGACTCGATCAGCGCCACCGCTTGGGGCAACGCTGCGAGTTCTCTGGGTGGAATTTCTGAGGGCGATATCGTCTGCGTTGAGGGTAGGGTTGGCAGGAGAAAGTACGAGCAGAACGGAGAGACAAAGTGGGTGACAGAGGTCACCGCAACGTCAGTCTCCGGTGTTGGTAGCAAAGAGGTTGGTGGCGATGTCGACGTTCCAGGGGATGAGATTCCTTTCTAGCCACCGGAAGTACACGTTCATCGTCCGTATAGAGGGAGTTGGCTCAGACGCCCAGGAGGTCTTTGGTGACCTCTTGGAGACGCTGTCTATCGATCCTCAGTCTGTGATCGTGGGCGAGGTTGAGTACGACGAGTCCGACATCGAGCTGTCAGACCTGTTTGAGCCTGCAGACGCCTAGCTAGTTGGCTGGGCCGAAGAGTCGTCGTCGTCTCCACCAGCGGAGTCGTCGTCGTCTCCCTTGGCCTTGCACTTCTTGATCGGCATCAGTACTTGCCCCTAGCTCCACCCGGCTTGCTGGCCTTCTTTGCCGTGTTCATCCTTTTCACGCTCTGTCGCTTCGGGGCACACTTCTTCGTACCGCACTTCTTCTTGCCTGAGGCTTTGGACTTCTTGCGAGGCATCTTTAGACTCCCTGCTGGTTTTAGTTGTACGCTGACACGGGACCACAAACTTTGGAGAAACCATGCCGTTCGACCCTAGCAGCCTAAGTGTCAAGGCAGCTTCTAAGAAGCTCGATGGACTTTCGCTTGACGAACTCAAGAGTCTTCACGAGAAGGAGCTTGACGGAAAGCACCGCTCATCCTTGATGGCTGCAATCAGCCGGCAGATGGATCTGCTCATCGAGGAGGACGAGGCCCCCGAAGAGGTCACGGTCGCTGCGGCCCCGGCCCCTGCGCCCCCCGCAGCTCCGGTTGATAAGACCATCTCCATGACCGAGTGGTTCAAGTTGAACAACTTCCAGAAGAGGTCTTACACCGCCATCGGCGGTGGGAGGATGAAGCATATTGGCTAGGAGGAACAGCAGGGTTGGCGGATCCAGTTCTTGGAGAAGCGCAGCCAGTGACTCTGTTGCCTATCGGCCCATTGCCGCCAAGGTAAGGACCAGGGACCTGGCCCAGGGCGAGTCCGTCATTCCCAAGTTCGCCAGCGAGGAGGAGCGCTACGGATGGGAGATGGAGCAGTGGCGAGCCCACGGGATAACGACCAAGCGTTACTGGCGTAAGTGGCAGGGCGCTGACGGGCTGTGGCACATCGGACCACCCTTCTATCCAGGGGCTCCAATCTACGAGCACGAGAAGGCGATCACAGCCTTCAAGCTTGCGAACAAGGATGGCTACATCACCCCACGGACCCTTGGTGAGGAGCTTGGCTTTGGCAGGTACAAGGCGAAGCGTCTGATCGATGCGGTGACGGGTGTTCTTGACGTTGGCTATGCGACATACTTTGGAAAGGGTATGCCGAGTACGAAGTTCAACTGTCGGATGGTTCACGAAGACTGTGTCGATGACATTGGCAAGAACGAGAAGATCTACATGGACAGGCTCAGAACCCTGGTGAAGGCCAGGGCGATACCGGGGGCAGGAAACCTTTGCAGGGAGTTTTTAGCTAAGGATGGCGAAACGCTACGTTGACGAGGCCGCAGAGCGGCTCACTTCCGGCGATCACGATGACTTCATCGAGTTTGCTGCAGAGCATCTAAAGATTCAGACCAAGGCTGGCGACTTCGTCAAGTTCAAGCTGAACAAGTCTCAGATGATGAGGGAGGGCCTCATCTCGGAGATGGAGGCTGCCAACAAGCCGGTAAGGATTTGGGAGGCTAAGGCTCGTCAGCTGGGTTGCAGCACTCACGTCCAGGCCAGGATGTTCTGGCGCTGTCTCACAAACAACGACGAGACTGCATTGGTCGCCGCCCACACTGAGCCCTCTGTCAGAAGCATCTTCACCAAGTGCAAGATCTTCTACGACTACCTCGCTCAAGACCTCAAGCCGATGACTCGGTACAACAACGTCTACGAGCTGGACTTCAGGGCACCTAGCGGTCCTGCTGGGCTTCGCTCTCGCTTTGTTGTCATGACTGCCAAGTCTTCTGACGACGCTCGTGGTTCTACCCCGAGACAGATCCACTGCAGTGAGGTCGCCTTTTACAAGCGTCCAGAGGAGTTCTTTCTGGCGACACTTCAGGGAGTGCCAGACGAGCCTGGGACGATGATCTACAGCGAGTCAACCTGCAACGGGTCGGGGGACTTCCATCACACGATGTACATGGCTGCCAACGTCTGGTGGGACGAGATCCCGCCGTGGATGACGCTGAAGAAGAAGCATGGCGGCCACCCAGACTCCACTTGGTATGCGCTGTTCACACCATGGTTTCTGATGGAGGAGTACGAGAGGCCGCTGATCGTTGAAGAGGACGAGTTCAGGAACAGCCTGGATGTAGACGAGAGGAAGCTGCTCGATGTTTTCGGTGAGTGGATCTCACTGAGGAATCTTCAGTGGAGGCGAGAGACCATCGTCAGCAAGTGTGGAAACAGCCTTGAGCGGTTCCATCAGGAGTACCCAAGCACAGACGAGGAGGCCTTCTCTACCTCCGGTAGCCCGGTATTTGATCAGGCGGTGGTTTGGAAGCAGATCATGGACCACGGATGTCCGTGCCAGCTCTGCGCCAGGAAGATACGGACCGGCAAGGAGAACGACTGCCCAGAGCACAAGTGGTACGAGATAGAGGACGCCTCTGGTCAGGAGCCCGGAAGGGTTCGCCTATTCTCCAGCTACGAGCCAGAGGTGGTGGAGGTGATGCCAGGACAGGGCCGCTTCTCTGTCTGGAAGAAGCCAGAGCGTCGTCGCAGGTACTCGGTGTCTGTGGATGTAAGCCGTGGTGCGGCATCAAAGGACTGGAACCACCTAGTCGTCATCGACATCTCCAGCATGGAGCAGGTTGCTGAGTGGCGAGGCAAGTGCGAGTTGGATGAGCTTTGTGAGGTCTCGCTCATGGTCGCCATGTACTACAACAACGCCACGCTAGCTCCTGAGATCACGGGTCTCGGAGCTGGGCTGGTTGCCATGCTCGGTCAGACGAAATACTGGAACATCTATCGCCGTCAGACAGTAGATACGGTGAACGTGGCCAGCTCTGTTCTTGGCTGGCACACGAACAAGAAGACCAAGCCGGCGATGGTCGGCCTCATGCAGAAAGCGCTCAAGGACGGCTATCTCAAGATCCGATCTCAGAAGGTGCTAGAGGAGATGATCGCCTTCCGTCAGATGGTCACCAAGACCCCAGATGGCCATGACGGAATGACCCAGATGAGAGCCCCTCCGGGCAAGAACGATGACGCTGTCATGTCAGCCATGATCTCCAATGCGGTGGCTCACCAGCACCCTGGATCTGGAGCTGAGATTAGGCAGAGCGGACCTAAGGCAGCCTCAGGCAACCACCACGAGTGGAGCGATAACGAGTGGGATGTCTACGAGCAGTGGACCAAGCGAATGAGGTCCAAGCTTCTGAATCAGAGGAGGCGGTAAGCCTGGGCTCCGGTCTTCTCAAGCCAGCCCTGACGGATGGCTCCCATGATGCCCCCCCTGAGGCGACGAGCCTCCAGGCCGGTTGCCTCCATGAGGCCGTTAAAGTCAACCAGTCCGTCGTTGTTATTGGCGTACTCTCGAATCAGCACAGACGGCTTTCTGTCTTCGATCTTGATGACCTTTCCGCCCTTGCCAACCTTGTAGGTCACCGTGGTGCTTGGCTTGGTCGAGCCCTTTGACTCCCCGTCGTCAACTTGGGTGCTTCCCACCTCAGCGAGCTGACGGTCTCTTTCCTGAACGGTGTAGTACTCCCGGCCCTTGAGCCCTGGAGTGGCCTGCCGTCCCCAGGTTCCCTTGACGGTGAGGTTCGCCGGAACCGAGTCAGGCGGCCACGCCCTCTTGCAGGATCCGATGCTTCCGCAGGAGATACAGCGAACATCTCTGAAGCCGTCAGACTGGCTTCGGGTGTACAGGTCTGGCTTGGTGAACCAGTCAAACTCTCGCTTGCAGCCAGCGAACGTGCATTCCATCGGATAGTAAGGCATTAGGACCCTCTCACTCTAGCCATCAAAGTTCCAAGATCTGCCGTCCCACCTGTTCCAGACGTTGCCCCGCCGGGAGCGCCCCTCTCTGGACCTGCTGGACCAGCTAGAGCTTCTCCCTCCGCACCCATTCCCCGACCAGCCTGCACGGCCTCTGGGCTCGGCGCGCTTGTCGGTCCTGTTGGGGAGGCTGCCGCCTGGAGTGCTGCGAGCGGCTCCATAAGCATACGCTTGTCAGCTTGCCAGATTGAGAACGCCTTATCGATGAAGTTCTGAACAGTTTCTGGGCTGGTGATGCCGGACTGCACCATCGGAACGAGCGAGGCGACCGTGGCCTGGATGGTCTGCAAGAGGCCCATGAAAGCCTGCTGCTCTGTGCCCGGATCCTTACCAACAGTAGACCCGGCCTCGATGCGAACGTCGTACATGCCGGTGATGTCGGATGCAGAGAAGGTGATGAACTCGTCTTCTCCTGTAAGCCCAGTCACCCTCAGGTATCGGGGCTCATCCCAATACTGTCGGATGATGGAGAGCACCTGTCTGCCAACTGCCTCGATGAGTCTCTCCACAGCTCCCAGCCTGGTGGACGCCCTGTTGGAGGATCCCTGGGCCGCGATAGCCACCTCAGTGGCTGTGGTTCCCTTACGCCCAACTCCACCGCGCTGGTACACATCAACGCCGCTGATCTCGTACATCAGCTTCTGGAGCCCCTGCAGAACCATCGGAGTCGTTGAGGGTGGCGCTGCCTCTGGAAGAAGCATGAGCGCCTGACGGATGTCTCCAACATTGGCCGGAAGCTCAGCAACCTCCATGTCCAAGTCTGACTGCAGGAGCTGACCAAGACTGCCGTCCTCTAGGATCCCAGGAAGACCAACCCACTTCCTCTTCGATGAGATTCTGTGGTGGCTAAGCAGGTATCCCCACTCGTCGTTGAGCCTCTCAGCGATCTTTCGGATCGATGCAAGGTCTGCTGTGTTGGCGGCGATAAGTTGGCCAGGAACTCTTGCAAACCTAAGGGACTGATACGGGTATCCGCGAACCTGAAGCGGATCGTTGATGTGCCGGATGACCGACGCTCTGGTCTCTATCCCCTCCTGCTCTCGGATAAGCCAAAGGACCCTGCGCCGGACACCGTTCTTGGTCCTGGCCCAGTACCGGATCTCGTAGACCGTGATGTACTCTGGGTTGTCCTCGTGGGTCCTGAACAGCTGGTCTTCCCTGTAGGAATACTCGTCTGGAACTGACTCCGAGAGCCACGAGTCTGCCTCTAGATTCTTAGGCAGCTTGAACCTGTCGTCTGCGCGAAGGTCATCGATCCTGACCGTAATTCTCTCAGCAATCCACGGAGCCTTCTGGATGTCGTCGTAGCCCGGTGGGACCAACACATCCCATGGAGCTACCCTGGTTACTGTTGGGTTGTCTGAAGGACCCTCCTCAAAGGGGATGTCTTCCTCGGCCATGGCCAACATAAGCGAGCGCTTGGCCTCTGGAGAGAGGACATCGTCATCGTCCTCGTCAAACTGCTCTGGCCCGGTGTCGTAGTCCTCCTCAAGAAGGAAGGCTCCAGACGGGTCATACCCAACCTTGAGATAGCCAATGCCAAACAGGGCGCTGTCCAACGCAACGTCTTCAAGCGGCTGTCTGAAGCCAATCTCCCTGAACACGTAGTTGACGGCAGCTTCGGCCCTCTTGGAGCCGCCCTCATCGCCTGGCCGCCTTGGCAGGAACCTTAGATAGGGGTCTGCAGAGACAACGGCCGGCAGCAGCACATTGGCAGTCGCCAGCAGGAAGTTGAAATCAGGCACATCCCCGCCGCCGTAGACGAGGCCGTCCTCGCTGTTCTCGCCAGCGTAGTCCCTGAGGACTCGCTTCCACCCAGGCAAAACGCTTTCTTCTAGGGCCTTTTCAGCCCCGGATACCCGCATGTGCCACGTTTTAATCTCGTCGTCGGACAGCCTTGGTTTTCTTGAAGCCATGGCCGGATGGTACTTGACATTGGTGTATGGTTACAGCCTGATGACTAAGTGATCGGCAAACAACCGATCCAGAGGGAGAGATAGATGCCAATGGATGTCCCCGACACCTCTTCAGACGGAGCCCTGGAAACCCAGGATACCTCCCCCGAAGAGACCGGTTTTTCGACAGACGAGGCGGTTGAGAACGAAGCCACTGAGTCTCCAGACTATTCTGAGGATCCAATGGCCTTCATTGAGTCTTTCGACGGAATTCCTGACGAGGTCAGGGCTGCCGTTAAGAAGGGCTTTCTAAGGCAGGCGGATTACACCCAAAAGACACAGGCTCTTTCTAGCGAGCGAAACAAGCTTGAGGACCAGCGATCCGTCGTGGATCAAATCCTCTTGTCTCAGCGCGAGCAGAAGGCGGAGCCTGCGGAACAGGTCGAGGAAGTCCCCGACCTTAACAAGGGTGCTAGCCCCGAAGACGTGATCAACTATTACGTCAACAGGGCCGTTCAGTCGAAGATGGATGCTTTGGGTATTGCAGACACGGCCAAAGACATCAGACCTCTGGCAGCACAGCAGCGCGTCGTAAAGGCGTACCAGGGCTGGGCTTCAGAGCACCCCGATGTTGATCACGGCACTCTGGCAGCCCAGGTTGGCGAGGTTCTTGACAGCGATCCCGACTTGGCCGTTATGGCCGAAACCAACCCGGATCGTGCCGTTAGGTTGGCTGTTAAGATTGCCCAAGTGCAGTCTGGTGCAGCCAAGACAGCGGCCAAGTCTAAGAAACGCCGAGAGGCGGCCCCTGTTGCGGCTCGCAAAGGAACATCTGTCAGGAAGAAAGAGCGGGAAACCCCTCTTGAGGCAGCAACCAGAGCGCTCCGAGAGCAGGGGGTTAACATCTAAGGAAGCAAATGCCTGCCAATACTATTGGTTCCCCTCCGGGCGAACTCGCCCTTGGTCGCGTTTACTCGACCACTCTCATCGCCCAGCGCGACACCGTGGCGATGGAGATCGTCCAGGCCAACCCCCTCCTCTGGCACTTCTACCGCCAGGGCGCAGTTCAGTACGAGGGTGGCACCGAGTGCCGCCTTCCGGTGGTCATCACCGAGTCGTCCAACGTTAGTGCCATCGGCACCTACGCGACGTTCGCCACCTCCCCCGAGGACGGACCCGACACGGCCCGCTACCACACTTGGTACAAGAACCGCGCCTCTATGGTGCTGGACAACACCGAGTTGTCTCAGAACCGTGGTGCCTATCAGGTCGTCAACCTGCTGAACGCGAAGCTTGCTATCGCCAAGATCAGCCTGGTGAACGAGCTTGGTCGTCAGCTCTATCAGAACAACGCGGCTGCCCCGCTTGAGCTGAACGGTCTTGCCGGCTTTATCCAGGGCGGTGTTGCACCGTTCGCCCTTACCCCGGGCGGAATCGACCCGACCGTCTATCCCAACTGGCAGAACCAGCGCCAGCAGATCACCGCCTTCGGAACCGATGGCCTTGATCAGTGGGAGCAGGTCTACATGGATTGCTCCACCAAGGGCACCCATCCCGACATCATGATTACGGATCCCCAGGTCTACCGCTTCTTCAAGCGGCTGGTGGCCCCGAATCAGGAAGAGCGGGACGTGGCTTTGTGGAACCAGGGCTTCCAGAACCTCCTCTTCAACGGAACTCCTGTGATTCCTGACGAGGCGCTGAACAACACTGGGATCACCTACTTCCTGACGACCACTGGAAAGCGTGCTGTCAAGGACTTCAACCTGAAGCCCGAGTACTTCACTGTTCCTGGGAAGAACCCGCTGGTTCAGGGCAAGGCAACCGGAATCGGAATGCAGCTGGCCATCCTCACCAACGATGACTTCCGCATGACCGAGTTCATGACGCCGCCCAACAGCGATGTCATCCTCGCCCACACCTACTTCACCGCGCAGTTGACTACGTCTTCGATGGCCCGCCAGGGCATCACGGACTTCGTCGGCCCCGTCGTCTTTTAGAGGAGTACAAGATGTCTACATTTATGTTTGGTGGGTCCGGCCTTGAGCTGGACATCGCCGGTCGCGCCCACGGGCCGCTCTCCCGAGGGGATGTCGTTCAGATCAACCCCCTTGTCACCGCAACTGCCGATGGCTACACGACCCAGAACGTCGATGCTCTGAACAGCGGGCTTTCCCAGGTCTCGCTTTACGGCGTCGTCCTGGGGTCCAACGCCAAGAACACCTTCGCCGTTGGCGAGGATATTCTTATCCGAATTGTCGGTATCGTTGACGTGGCCATGTCTGGTGCAACCACCATCGGCAACACGGTCGGACTCACTCCGGGGGCCAACAACCTGACCGACACTGGAGGAACGGCGTTTCAGGCTGACGCCGCCGCCTCCAGGGTTGTTGGTGCCGCCCATACGGCCACCGTTGGTGCCGGCATCGCCACTTGCTGGTTTAACGGCCTGGCCTGGGGCTAAACAACGTGTGTTGACGGGGGGGCTTCGGCCCCCCTGTCTTCGCAGCTAGGAGATAGAAATGTCAGTTGCAGCGCACGTTAGCCGGGTGTCAAAGGACTACGCTCCCTTCGGGTATTCGGTGATGAACCGAGAGACCTTCACCTTCTCGTGGGATGCGGCAGACGCCAACATTCCTGCCGGTGTTCCTGGCGGGATCAACTTCCCTCTCTTCTACGCCGATCAGGGCGGTCTTTGGATTGAGTCCATTGAGGCTATGTGGCCGATGGGATTGCCCCAGTCTGGAGATCTTAGGCCTGGCCCCCCTGGCCCTCCGTTCGCAGACGAGGTGGGCGATCAGTGGATTGTCGATCTTCGGTCTGGCACGTTCCCAGGAGCAGGAAGCCCTGTAACCATCTGGCACTTCGAG